ACAGAAAGAAGGAACAGCAGCAGACCGGCACAAAAGAACCTGAACGACAGAAGGGCGAAGCGATATCTGAACAATCTGATCAATGCGAACTTCGGGAAGGGCGATCTTTGGTGTACGTTCACGTATGACGACGAACACGTTCCAGAATCAGAGGAAACAGCGGGGAAGTGTTTCAGAAACTTCATTCGGCGGATCAACCGACGCCGGGCGAAGAAAGGGAAAGAAAACGTTCGGTATATATGTGTGACGGAATACGTAAGCGTGGAAGGGGAACCGGTTCGCGCACATCATCACGTGATCATGGAAGGGGACGAAGACCGGGACGGGCTTGAAGAATTATGGAAGTACGGAAGTAGAAATCAGACGCGCCGGATCAGCCCGGATCCCGATACGAATATAACAGGAATTGCACACTATATCACGAAGCAGGCGAAGGATCCGAAACGTCGGAAAGGGTCGAAGCGTTGGACGTGTTCGAAGAACCTGAAGAAGCCGACGATCACGAAATCATATTCAAAGTTCGGGAAGCGGACGGCGGCACGTATGGCAACGGATCGGGCGTATCTGGAAGAACGAATCGTGAAAGCTTATCCGGGATATAGGTATATAGACGCGGAAGCACGGACAAATGATATCAACGGCGGGTTTTATATTTACGCCCGCATGGTCAGGGATTAGGGGGATGAATGAAAGTGTCGAACATGAAAGCAGGAGAAGCGGCGGAACAGATCAAACTTTTCCGTTGGGCTGCAATGAATGAAGAATTCGTTCCAGAACTTCGCCTTCTGTATCACGTCCCGAATGAAGGGAAGCGAAGCGCGGCAGCAGGCGCACGAATGAAGGCGGAAGGACTGAAGGCGGGCGTTCCGGATATATGCCTTCCGGTTTCCAGGCATGGGTACGGCGCTTTATACATCGAACTGAAATACGGTCAGAACAGGCCGACGAAGGCACAAAAGGAAATGATCGCGGCGCTTCAGACAGCGGGAAACAAAGCGGCCATTGCATACGGGGCAGAACAGGCCCGCGAAATCATACGGAATTATTTAGCAAGGGCGGAAGGGTTCGATCTTGTGAATTGCGAAGAAGCGCCGAAGATCTTCGACAGGTGCGAAGGCTTTCCGGATCATCCGGCCGCGCCATGCCGTGAATGCAAATACTATCAACGCACAGCGGAATAATCCGCGGAAAGGAATCAAACATTATGCTGACATTGCCGATTAAAAGAAAGTGGTTAGACATGATCGTGACCGGGGGAGAAACGGGAAGAATACCGCGAAATAACGGATTACTGGACGAAGCGGTTTGTCAATCTGTTAGGGGAATCAGAGGATCACGCGAACGTTATCCTTCAGAATCTTCGGGATCACAGGATTGACAAGGAATGCGAAGTTCTGCTTCAGAACGGTTACAATCCGGACGGAAGCCCGCAGGCGGTCGCGGTTGTCACAATATCAATCGGAGGAGGGCGCGAAGATTGGGGAGCGACACCGGGCGTCGATTACTTCGTTCTGAAGATCAAACGTATCACGGAAACGAAGAACATGAACAAGGATTCGGAGCCGGACGAACTTGAAAAGATTGAAGGTGAAGTTCTGGAACCTGAAACGGTTCCGGGGAATCCGAACGCGCCTGCCGTCAGGAAAATGATTCAGCGTTCCGGAATATGCAAATATTGCCATCAGATAAGGTTCGTTGAAATCCCGGAAGGCGCGACGCCGGAACAGGCGAACGAGCAGGCAACAGAAGAATGTGATTGCGACGAAGCGATCCGGCAGCGGGAAAGAAAGCAGAGAATGCAGGCCGCGGGCGAATGGGCGAAGAATGTATTCAGCAAAGAAACGAATCAGCTTCAGGTTGTCCTTTGCGCGATCCGTGCGACATTCGAAGGAAGTATTGATTATGTGACATTGAAGATCGGGAAACATACATACAAGGTCGACACGGATTCGGACGGCATGATCCGGATCCGGACAACGTACAGAGAATCAGACGAAGAAACATTCTGACGGCAGAAATAGAAGGTAAACGCGGATGAAGAAGTTCGGCATGAACTATGACGAAAAACAAATCGTTTACGCCGTGGTTCGCATGGACAGGAAGAACAAAGAAAAGGGAACCGGCAGAACGGCGGGCTTCTGGAAGCGCGGATCGGAAGCGATCCGGAAAGCTGAAGAAGATATCGACGTCGGTTACGCTTCACCCGAAATCAGAAAAGAGATCGTCGAAAAGCTTTATCAATCAATAGCATTCACGCAGCCATGGGAACTATTAGGCGAAACGTATTGTTCCCGCGGGACGTTCTATTCGTACCGGAAAAAGTTCTGTTTCCTGATTGCCGACAACATGGGAATGATAGACGCGAAGCGTCGGGGCAGCAGAACAGGAAAGGAAGCAGCGGGGAAGAATGGCAAAAGAATTCAGTGATTGGTTCTATCACACGGAAGCGTGGCAGAATACACGCGCCGCATTCATCCGGGCGAAGGGCGGTTATTGTGAAAGGTGTATGAAGGAATTCAGGGAGGGGAAGCGAAGTCTTCAGGACGTTCAGCCGATCAAGATTGTTCATCACAAAATATATTTGACGCCTGACAACATAAAGGATCCGGGAATCTGTTTGTCCTTCGGTAACCTTGAAGGATTATGCGAAGATCATCACAACAAAGAACACAAATCAAAAACAAAAAGATATTTTTTTGATAAAGACGGAAGACCGCTTCCGAAAGAATGATTATTTTCCTGAAGCACCCGCCCCGGGGTGCGCTTCGGGAACCGGCGTAAAGAACCGAGGGAGCAACTTCCGAAAAACGCTGCAATAGTCGCGTATATATGGGGGATAGGAGAATCTACGAATAAATGGCAGAAAAAAATGACGAAATACTGACAGAAGCAGCGATAAAGAAAGAGACAAACCAGATCCGCCGGATGTTCAGACCGATCAAGGAAGAAGATCCGGACAAGTGGAAGCTGATCGAAAAGATAATCGAAGAAGTCGCCTTTCAGAAGGTTGCAATGAAGGCGGCAAAAGAAGAACTGATCCTTCACGGCCTTCAGACGACGACGAAGAATGCTTCACAGAAGTTCGTGAAGGAAAATCCGGCGGTTCAGACATACGACAAATACGTCAGGTCATACACGGCGAACATGAAAACGCTGATCGATATGCTGCCGCCGAAAGAAAAGAAGAACGTGTCAAGGCTTGCAATGTTACGGGGAGAGGACTGATCGTTTGTGTATACGCCTGCCGCGCCGGTCAATACCGACAATTATGTTTTTGAATATTACGACGCGATCAGAAGCGGGAAGATTACCGCGGGAAAGTACGTCAAGGCGATATATAAGATCCTGACGGACGGGATCAGAGGCGGGAAGTATGTCTTCAATAGGCAGAAGGCAGACAAAGCGATCAAGTTCATTGAAAACTTCTGTCACCATAGCGAAGGCCGTTCGGATCTTCTGAAGCTTGAACTATGGCAAAAGGCAGCGGTCAGCGCGATCTTCGGAATTATGGACAGGAAGGATCCGAAGATCCGACAGTTCCGGGAAGTCGTGCTGATTGTCGCACGGAAGAACGGGAAGACATTATTCAGCGCCGCGATAATGGCATATATGGCATATATCGACGGGGAGTACGGCGCGAAGCTTTACTGTTTGGCGCCGAAGTTGGATCAGGCCGAATTGTGTTTCGACGCCTTTTATCAAATCGTTCAATCCGATCCGGAACTAAACGAAGTAACACAGAAACGCCGGACGGATATCTATATCAAAGAATTCAATACTTCCGTGAAGAAGATCGCATTCAACAGCAAAAAATCAGACGGCTTCAATCCGCATTTTGTTTTGAACGATGAGATCGAAGCATGGCCGGGCGATTCCGGCTTGAAACAGTATGAAGTCATGACGTCGGCGATCGGCAGCAGGCGAGAACCGATCATCATGTCGACAGGAACGGCCGGTTATTTGAATGACGGTCTATATGACGAACTGATCCGGCGGTCGACGGCGTTCCTGAAGGGGCAGCAGACAGGGAAAGAACAGGAACAGCGCCTTCTTCCGCTTCTGTACATCATCGACGATCCGGAAAAGTGGGACACGCGGGAAGAATTGCAGAAATCGAATCCGAACCTTGACGTTTCCGTGAAGTGGGATTTCTACGTTGACCGGATCGCGGTCGCACATGAAAGCCTTTCAGCAAAGGCGGAATTCCTGACGAAATACTGCAACGTGAAACAGAACAGTTCGATCGCGTGGTTGGATTATCAGGACGTTGAAAAGGCCGTCACGTATGACGAAGACGGGGCCGCGCATCATTGGACGCTTGAAGACTTCCGCGGTTGTTTTTGCGTCGGCGGGATCGATCTTTCCAGAACGACAGACTTGACGGCGGCGTCGATCGTGATCGAACGGGGCGGGAAGAATTATATCTTCGTTCAATTCTTCATGCCGCGAAAGCGATACGAAGAAGCAATCGACGAAGAATCGGTTCCGTACAATCTGTACGAAGAAAAAGGATTCCTGACAATCAGCGGGGAAAACAACGTCGATTATCACGACGTCTATAATTGGTTTTTCATGCTTGTGAAGCAGTACAAGATCCGGCCGTTGTGGGTCGGTTATGACAGATATTCGGCACAATATCTTGTTCAGGACATGAAGGAAAGCGGATTTCACATGGACGACGTATATCAGGGGACGAACCTGACGCCGATTCTTCACGCTTTTGAAGGGGAACTGAAAGACGGAAAGTTTGAAATCGGCGACAACGGCCTTCTTGAATCGCACTTCCTGAACGTTGCGGTCGATATCAATATCAACGACAGCAGAATGAAGCCTGTGAAGATCGATCGCCGGGCGCATATCGACGGCGCAGTCGCCGTATTCGACGCGCTGACGGTCAAATCAAAATATCACGAAGAAATAGGGAGGCAGCTACAGAACATAGGCAAATAAGGCCGGAAAAAATATTCAGACAATATTGTCATTCCGTCGCGGTTTCTTTTTGCATAATGGGGAAGGATAGGAAATTTTGAAGAAAGGGGGCAGCGCGTCACATGGGATTGATCAGGAATCTTTTGAACTTACGCCGGGCGAAGTTCGTTCCTTTTGCTGCCCTTCGTGGAGATTATCAGGCGAACGGGAATCTTTATGATTCCGACGTAGTGGGAGCGATTGCAAACTGTATCGCTTCAAACGTCGGGAAGCTTCACCCGCAGATCATCCGGAACACGGAAGACGGGATCCAGAACAGAAACGATTATCTGTCAAAAATGCTTTCACTTCGCTGGGCACCTGAACTTGACACATATTCAGCACTTTATAAAATGGCCGCCGATCTTGTGTATCATTCAAACGCTTACGCGGTCATATTTTACACGGCAGACTTTACGCGGGTTCAGTCGATCGTTCCGATCACGGCGTCAGGCGTCAGGATTTGGGAAGATTACGACAGCGGCGAAATCATGTTCCGTTTCACGTGGGATTATGACGGCAAACAATACACGCTGCCCTATTCAGACGTGATTCACATTCGGGCGCGTATGGACAGGAAACGCTTTATCGGAACGACGCCGGATTCACAGCTAAAGAATTCACTTGAGCTTCTGGACTATACGGCGGAAGCGCTTCGGAATACCGTCAGGAACACGTCGAACCTAAAAGGGTATTTGAAATATAACAACTTCGCCGACGACGACGAACTGAAGAAGAAGGTTCGGGAATTTCAGGAAGCGTATATGTCCGTTTCAAATTCGGGCGGAATTGCGGGACTTGACAATTCAATGGACTTCAAGGAAATCACACAGCAGACGCCGAATATCCCGGTCACACAGTCGCAATATATCCGGGACAATATATATCGTTATTACGGCGTGAATGAAAATATCCTGACGTCGAAGTTCACAGAAAACGAATGGAACGCCTTTTATGAATCCGTGATCGAACCGATCGCCCTTCAGCTTTCACTTGAATTCACATTCAAACTTCTGACGGAGCGCGAACGGGGATTCGGGAACAAGGTTATTTTCAGCTCAAACCGGTTGCAATATGCGACGCTTCAAACACGAATGACAGTCGGCGGCGGACTGTTTGACAGGGGAATCATAACGATCAATGAGTTCCGCGAACTTATGTATTACGAACCGATCGAAGACGGAGACGTCAGAATGATATCGCTGAATTACGTGAAGACTGACGATCAATCACTTTATCAGACCGGAAGCGCCGGGCAGCAGACGGCAGCGGGCGAAGGGACTGAAGACGGCGACGCGAACGCGAAAGCCGAATTTTACTTTACAACAGCACGAAAGAAAGGGGGCAGCGGGCAGAATGAAGAATAAAGAGATCAAGAAACTGTTTAACTGTTTCGAAATCAAAAACGAAACATTGACGTCCGCGGATCTGTATTTTTACGGCGACATTGTTTCGGACTTCTGGAGCGCATGGCAGGACGAAGATCAATATCCGGAAGCCGTGAAGAACTTCCTTGCAGGGCAGGCAGGGAAGGCGCTGAACATATATATCAATTCGGGCGGCGGTTCTGTATTCGCCGGAATCGCGATCTATAACATGATCAAGCGGTTCGGGCAGTCGAACGCCGTTCAGGTGTATGTCGACGGATTAGCTGGATCGATCGCGTCGATTATCGCGTTTTCGGGGACTACAGCGCCGAAGATCCCGGCGAATGCTTTCCTGATGATTCATAATCCGTGGGCTTCGGTTGACGGAAACGCGGAAGAACTTCGGAAGATTGCCGACGATCTTGACGTCGTGGCTTCCGGAATGCTTTCGATCTACATGGAACACGTGAAAGAAGGCGTGACGGAAGAACAAATTCGTCAGCTTATGGCCGGGGAATCATGGCTGACAGGGCAGCAGGCAGCAGATTATTTCAACGTGGAAGTGACAAATGCCGTTGAAATCGCGGCAGCGTCCGGGGATTACGTGAACAGGCTTCACAATATCCCGAAGGATCTTCATATCCGGCCGAATGGAACGTCTGAAAATCTGGACGCGCGGAACAGCGAACAGATTCAGAATAAACGGGATCAGATATCCCGGATCATTATCAACAGCTTATGAAAGGAGCAAAGGACAATGAAGCACGATGAACTTTTGAAACTGACAAAGGATCAGCTGAACGCGCGTCTGAAAGAAATCGGCGTTCAGGCAAAGACCGCAGAAGGCGAAGCGTTAGACGCGCTTGTCGCTGAAGCACAGGATATCAACGATATTCTTGCGGCAGCAAAGAAGCGTGAACAGCTTGCAGGCTACGCGGCAGCAGCAGGCGATCCGGAACCGGGCGCAGGCGAAGGAACAGAGGGCACGAAGGATCAGAACGTCAAGGCGTTCGAAGCCCGCGGAAAGGTCCTGAAATCCGGCGGAAGCGTGAAGTTTTCCGCACGTGTCGCGGCCCGCAATATGAAAGCCGCCCTTTCCGTCACATCAACCGCGCCGGTTGTTCATACCGCGACAGACGTTCGCGATACATTCAATCCGGTTTCCGCGCTGATCGATATGGTTCGTCTTGTTCCGCTTCAGGGCGGCGAAACATACGAACGCGGATTCGTGAAGGGCTACGGGATCGGAGGAGCGACAGAGGAAGGCGCAGATTATACCGAAGCGGAACCTTCTTTCGGTTACGTTACGATCGAAAAGCAGAAGATCACGTCATATTGCGAGGAACCGGAAGAAATGGCAAAGCTGCCGAATGCAGATTATGACAGCATTGTCGAAGGTTCTGTTTCGAAGGCGGTCAGAAGATATCTTTCTCGTCAGATCCTTATCGGCGACGGCACAACGTCGAAGCTGAAAGGAATCTTCTTCAATCCGACAGACACAAAGGAACAGGTGATCGATCCTGATACGGATATCACCACAATCACAGCGATTGCAGACGACACGCTTGACGAAATTATTTATTCCTACGGCGGCGACGAAGAGACTGAAGGCGTCGCAACGCTGATCCTGAACAAGAAGGATCTGAAGGCGTTCGCGAAGCTTCGCGACAAGCAGGGCCGGAAGGTTTACACAATCGTGAACAACGGGCAGACCGGCACAATCGACGGCGTTCCGTTCGTGATTTCTTCCGCTTGCAGAGCAATTTCAGACAGCGCGACAGCGGCGGGCGCTTACGAAATGGCATACGGCCCGCTCGAAAACTACGAACTTGCCGTCTTCTCTGATATCGACGTCAGAAGATCCGACGATTACAAGTTCAAGCAGGGTCAGACCGCTTTCCGCGCGTCCATGTTCGCAGGCGGCGCCGTGGCAGCTTATAACGGTTTCGTCCGCGTGAAGAAAGCGACAGCATAAAGAACCGGAAGAACAGGCAGAAAATGAAAGGCGGTCGAAATGACGATCGAAGAACTGTATAGCGCCGCCCGGTTACGGGTACGGAAAACCATAAAAGACGCACTTGACGAAGACGTTCAGCGGCTTGTTGACGCTTGCGTCGCGGATCTGAAAAGGATCGGCGTTCATGAATCATGGCTTTCGGCGCCTACGGATCCGATTATCATCGAAACCGTCCTTTCTTATGTCCGGGCGAATTATTCCGTCGATACGTCACAATATCCGATCCTTTCGGGGATCTACGACATGAACCTGACGAAGCTGAAAGGTGATTCAAAGTATTTTTCCGAAGCTGAAACGGCTTCGGAATCTTCTGATTCTGGAAGCAGGAGCGGGACGACATGAAGGATTGTGTGATTGAATTGATTCATCCGGGCGACACGGCAGCAGAAGACGAAAAGACGGAAGTTTTCGCGTCCGTGGAACCGGTAGGGCGGGATGAATTTCAGGCAGCAGGAAATAACGGATATAAAGCCGAACAGAAGCTGACGGTTTGGTCGGAAGAATATGACGATCAGCCGGAAGTGATATTCAACGGAGAACGTCACACGATATACAGAACATACGGCCCGAAGCCGGACGGAAAGACGGAACTGTATATCGCGGAAAGGGTCGGGAATCATGGTCGTTAAAGTGAATCCGGAAGATCTTGACGAAACGGTTCGGAAGCAGCTTGAAGATTATCAATCCGATCTGACGAAGCGGGTCAACGAAAAATTTGAAGAAGTCGCACAAAAGACCGCTGAAAAGCTGAAAGAAGGCGGGCCGTATAACGAACGGACGGGGAAATATACGCCTGATTGGGATTATAAAGTCAGGAAGAACGTCGGAACTGTACTTTCTACGACAGAATATAGCGTCTACAACAAGAAGCATTATCAATTAACACATCTTCTTGAAAAGGGGCATTTATCGCGGAAAGGGAAGCGCGTCAGGGCGTTCGAACATATTTATCCGGCCGAACAGGAAACGGAACGGTTAGCGCTTGAAGCAGTCGAAGAAGCAGTGAAGGAAGCAGGCGATTAAATGGCAACGTGGGAAGATGTGATCAGCCGCGCGAAGGCGGTCGGAATCCCGATAACAGAAAATGAATTCAGGGTCACGAAGCAGAATCCCGCGCCGGATCCGCCTTTTCTTGTTTACCTTCACACGGAACGGCAGCGGGGAAGCGACGAAAAGAACAGAATCAGGGAAGTCAACGGGTCGATTGAATTATATACAGACAGGAAGCCGGATCCGGAATATGAACAGAAGGTCGAAGACGACGTTCTTTTCGACATAGAGTTCACGAAGAATCAGGTTTTGATCCAGTCTGAAAACATGGTTCAAACGTCGTATGACTTCACAATAGTTCAGAAGAAATAACAGAAAGGAAGGCTAAAAAATGGCAGACGCAGCAAAAGCACCCGAAAGAATCGTTTTAGGTTCCGGGTATATCCATTTAGCAACGTTTACGAAGGGAATGACAATTCCGGATCCGTGGGAGTTCTGCACGGATGAAAACCGCTTTTCCTATATCAGCGGCGGCGCTTCACTTGAATATTCTTCGACATATTCCGAAGCAAAAGACGACATGGGAAAAGTGTCGAAGACAATTATCACAGAGGAAGAAGCGACACTAAAGACCGGGTTAATGACACTTGACGGGAACACGATTGAAAAACTTTGCGACACGGCCCGCGTAACTACATCAACGGACGGGAAATATCGGATCGTGAAGATCGGCGGCGTCGGAAACAGGAAGGGCGCGAAGTATGTTATCTGCTTCCACCATGTCGATCCGGTCGACGGCGATATCTGGATTATGATCGTCGGGCAGAATCAGGCCGGATTTACATTTACATTCGCGAAGGACGACGCGACGGTTATCGACGCGGAATTCAAGGCCCTTCCGAATCTGGACGGCGAAGGAACGTTGATCCAGTACGTCGAACAGGTTGTCGACGCTTCTTCCGGCAGTTCTTCTTCAAGCAGTTCCGGCACCGGAACGTCAGGCTGATCGGCAGCAGGACAACAATAAATGAATCACTGAATCAGAACCGGCGGCAGACCGAAGGGATCCGCCGCCGGTTTATCAATCTCACAGGCGGTGCGTCGGCGTCAGCAGCGTGAAAGGGGCTATATTATGGCGAATTTATCATTTTCATTTCCGAATGGCGTGAAAAGAACGTTCTTCAACGTGGAACTGAAGGACGGCAGGAAGCTTCAGGTTAAAATGCCGAAGAAATCAACATTTTCAAAAGTTTCCACATTGCAGGGATTTTCAAACAATCCTGACGCTTCCGTCGACGACGTTATTGATACGTTGTCGGCGCTTATTGCCGAATGCCTTTCAAATAATTTGAACGGCGATACAGTGAAAGCGTCGGAAATCGCGGAAGATTACGACATTGAAGAAATGCAGCAGTTCTTGAATATGTATATGGATCAGTTCGTCGCGGGGATTCAGAACGAAAAAAACTGAAGCTGCCCTACTATCCGGGGCAGACAGGAAAAGAAGAAAAGGATCAGATTCACTACAAGACAAAGACGGAAGGCGAACATTTAGTGATCCGTTATACCGGCCTGAATCTGATTCAGATAAATGATTTGGATATGGACATTTATCTTTTTTACCTTCGCGAAGCTTATATTCACTATATGAGCCTTACGAAAGAAGGCCGGGAATATCTGGAAAAATGTTACATCTTCGAACAGACGAAGCCGGATCGCGGGGCGCTTCGCGAACGGTTCGGAAAGAAGGAAGGGGCTTCGAATGGCAAATAATATCAAAGGTATCACGATCGAAATCGGGGGCGATACCACAAAACTTGATAAAGCCCTGAAAGATGTCAATAAAGAAACAAAGTCGCTGAAAGCGGAACTGAAGGAAGTTGACAAGTCGCTGAAGCTTGATCCGAAGAATACGGAACTTGTCGCACAGAAGCAAAAGATCCTTGCAGAATCCATTGACGCGACAGAAGAGAAGCTGCAAACGCTGAACGAAGCACAGGCACAGGCGAAGCAGCAGTTTGAAAACGGGGATTTAGGCGAAGAACAATATCGAGCCCTTCAGCGCGAAATCATAAACACGGAATCCGAACTGAAGAAACTGAAAGAAACACAGGATTCTATGAAGTGGGACGGACTTGTCGACGCCGGAAAGAAGCTTCAGGACGTCGGCGGGAAGATTTCGGGTGTCGGGGAAAAGCTTCTTCCGGTAACGGCAGCGGTCACGGGCGTCGGCGCGGCGGGCGTTGCTGCCGCAATGGATCTTGATAACGGTTACGACACGATTCTAACGAAGACCGGGGCGACAGGGGAAGCACTTGACGGCCTTCAAGATCAAATGGATCGAATCTTCGCAGATATTCCGACAGACGCGGAAACGGCAGGCGTCGCGATCGGAGAAGTAAACACCCGCTTCGGCCTTACCGGGGACGCGTTAGGCGATCTTTCACAACAGTTCATAGAATTCGCTGAAATCAACGGCACGGATCTGAATACGTCGATCGATTCTGTTGACGCCGTAATGACAAAATTCGGCGTCGATTCTTCACATACGGGCGAAGTATTGGGTTTAATGACGAAAGCAGGGCAGGACACCGGGCTTTCTATGGACACGCTATATTCTTCGCTTGAAACGAACGGAGCGGTTCTGAAAGAAATGGGTTTAGGGCTGACAGAATCGATCAATCTGTTAGCACAATTTGAAAGCAGCGGCGTCGACACGTCAACAGCGCTTGCCGCCCTGAAGAAAGCACAACAGAACGCGACGGCAGAAGGAAAGACGCTTGATCAGGCATTAGCGGACAGCATTGACAAAATAAAAGGCGCGAAGACGGAAACGGAAGCGCTGCAAATTGCGACGGACTTGTTCGGAAAGAAGGGCGCGGCAGAAATGACGCAGGCGATCCGGGAAGGCCGTTTTTCCGTCGAAGATCTGACGGCTTCACTTTCCGATTACGGAACGACAGTCGAAGACACGTATAACGCGACGTTGGATCCGTGGGATCAGCTGACAGTCGCGACGAATAACCTGAAGCTTGCGGGCGCTGAACTTGCGTCAACGCTTCTTGACGCGCTTCAGCCAGTGATTGAATCACTTGTCGAAAAGGTCAAAGAATTCACGAATTGGTTTAAGAGTCTGGACGACGGGCAGAAGCAAATGATCATCCGGATCGGCGCGGTCGTGGCTGCAATAGGCCCGGCGTTGATTGCGATCGGGAAGGTAACTTCAGGCGTCGGGACATTCCTGACAACGATCCCGAAGATAACGGGCGCCCTTGCGAAGTTGGTTCCGGGCATATCCGGCGCGGCAACGGCAGCGACAGGGGCAGGAACGGCGGCAGCAGGCGCCGGATCAGCGGTCGCGGGTGCGGGTGCGTCGATTGCAGCAGTCGCGGCACCGATCCTTGCGATTGTGGCCGTTATTGCCATATTAGTGGCCGCCTTCAAGCACTTGTGGGACACAAACGAAGAATTCAGGAACGCGATCACGGGCATTTGGGACAATATCAAAGCGAAGTTTCAGGAATTCGCCGACGGGATATCGGAACGCCTGAATGCGGTCGGAATCAACTTCGATTCCGTGACAAGCGCAATCAAAGCCGTTTGGGAAGGCTTCTGTGATTTTTTAGCGCCGATCTTCGAAGGGACATTCAAGGTTATTGAAACAGTTCTTTCAACGGTTCTTGACGTCCTGACGGGGCTTCTTGACGTATTTATCGGACTGTTTACGGGAAATTGGGAACAGTGTTGGAACGGCGTCAAAGAAATCTTTCAGGGCGTTATGGACGGGATCGCCGGGATATTTATCGCATTAGCGGACACGCTGAAAGGCGTCCTTGACGTCGTTTTAGGGTGGTTTGGTACGTCATGCGAAGACATAAAGAACGTATTCGCAACGATCCCGGAATGGTTCGGGCAGATCTTCACGAACGCCTATAACGCCGTGACAAATGCCTTCGCCGCGATCGGGCAATGGTTTTCTGCCCGCTGGACAGATATTCAGAACGCATTTTCAACGGTGACGTCATGGTTTTCGACGACATTCAATAACGCTTGCACGGCCGTTCACAATGCCTTCGCCGCGATCGGGCAATGGTTTTCTGCCCGTTGGACAGATATTCAGAACGCATTTTCAACGGTGACGTCATGGTTTTCGACGACATTCAATAACGCTTGCACGGCCGTTCACAATGCCTTCGCCGCGATCGGGCAATGGTTTTCTGCCCGTTGGACAGACATTCAGGGCGCTTTTTCGAATACGGCTTCATGGTTCAGTACGACGTTTAACAATGCCGTTACAAGCATTCACAACGCGTTCAACGGGATCGGTAGTTGGTTCCAGACAAACGTAATTGACGCGATCAGGGGCGTGTTCGACGGCTTTTCGCTGAAGGAAGCAGGCGAAAGAATAATGAATTCGTTTGTAAATGCGATCAAGTCGATACATATTCCGACACTTCATGTTGATTGGGACATGGACGAAAAGACAATCGCCGGGCTGACGGTCAAAGTTCCGGTTCCACATATTTCATGGAATGCAGCGGGCGGAATATTCAACGCGCCGGGAATTGCGGGATTCTATAACGGACAGCTTCAGGGCGTCGGGGAAAAGGGCCCGGAAGCGGTTCTTCCGTTGGACCAGTTTTATAAAAGGGTTGAAGGATATATTGACAGGGCTATAAACGAAACGCGGGCAGCGGCAGCAGGCAGCAGGACAGCAGCGACGACAGCAGGCGGAGGATTCACACAAAATAATTATTACACGTCGCCGAAAGCCCTTTCGCCATACGAAGCAGCACGGCAAACAAGAAACGCGACGCGGAACATGATCCTTCAGCTTCAAAGGGGTTAATCAATGTCAAAACGCGAAATTATATGCCGGAACGAAGACGACGTTGAAATTCGCTTCAGTTACGAAGAAGAAGCTGAATATTTCCTTGAATCACTGGAAGGATTCACGTCGATAACGAACAAGGTCGCAACGTCAGAGAATACGACGATCGACGGATCCACATATCAGGGATCCGTCACGTCACAACGAAACCTTGTTATTACGTGTTCAATGGATAACGATTATCAGAACCGGCGAAATCAGCTTTATAAATGCTTCAAGCCGAAAGCGACGGGGACACTAACATTCATCGAAGACGACGAAAAACGCGTTATTGATTACAAAGTCGAAAACGTGGACGTCGACGAAAAGGGCGTTATCAGATACGGAACGTTAAGCCTGATATGTCCGGATCCGTTCTTCAAGGATCTTGAAGATTTGACCGTTACAATGGCCGGTTGGGAAGCCGACTTTGAATTTGAACACGAATTTCTCGCCGACGAAGAAGGCGGCGAAGAATTAGGACACAGATCAGCGGAAATAACAAAGGTTATTGAAAACGACAGCGCCGCCGACAATATCGGAATCCGGGTCGATATCGAAGCAACGGGCGCCGTTGTAAATCCTGCCGTATATCATCAGGAACAGGGCGAACACATCCGGATCGGAACCGACGCGAATCCTTTCACAATGCAATCGGGAGACATTTTACGAATAACGACAGGAACGAATGAAAAAGACGTCGTTCTTGTGCGCGGGGAAACAAAAACTTCCGTGAATGAATATCTTGACGAAGAATCAGAGTTCATTCAGCTTGTACACGGCCCGAATACGATAACATATGCTGCCGACGCCGGGCGTGATTATATGAACGTTACGATCATTTATCGGTACAGATATTTAGGGGTTTAATAATGGAAGTTCGCGTTTACAATCGAAATCTTTATCGTTTAGGAACGGTCGAAAATCAAACGTCGCTAATATGGACACGCCGCTTTTTTAAGCCGGGAGAGTTTGAACTTCACGCGCCGAACACGGAAAAGAATCATGAACTTTTCGCTCGCGGGAACCTTGTGTCAATGAAAGGGGCAGTTGAAGCGGGAATCGTCGAAGATCTGGAAAAAGAAGAATCAGATCTGAAGAATGAAATGACAGTGAAAGGGAGATTTCTTTCGTCATACATGGACAGGCGGACAATAAAAACAGTCTTCACGTTTTCCGGAAAGATAGAAGAAGCAATGTTCAAATTATACGCCGCGTGTACGGCGATCCCGAACGTCCAGACGGCAGATCTGAAAGGATTCGACGACACAATTTCGTTTCAGACGTCATATAAACAGCTTGACGTCATGGAACAGAAGCTTTCGCAGCAGGGATTGATCGGGATCAGGTTCCGGCCGGATTTCGATAATCACGTGATTATATTCGAAACATTCAAAGGGGTTGATCATTCCAGATCACAAAGCAAGAACAAGCGGGTTATCTTTTCGGAAGATTATAACAATCTTTCGAATGCTATATATAAAATCAATGATCAGAGTTTGAAAACGTGCGCGATTGTCGGCGGCAACGGGGAAGGAACGGACAGAACGCTTGTAACAGTCGGCGGGGGCGACGGTTTGGATCTTCGGGAAGTATTCGTTGACGCCCGCGATCTTACAAAAGAAGAAGGCATGACAGACGCGGAATATACGGCGCTTCTGAAACAGCGCGGGCAGGACGCACTAAACGGCGCGACGCTTTCGGAATCGCTTGAATGCGAAACGGAACCTTCAATCAACTTCACATATAAAGAAGACTATGATCTTGGCGACATTGTAACGGTCAGAAAGAAGAATTGGGGACTTTACATGGATCAAAGGATAACCGAACTTCAGGAAGTGTACGAATACGGCGGCGGTTATGTCGTCCCGACGTTAGGTTCGCCGCTTCCGGAAACGATAGATTGGAGCGACAAATAAAATGGCAAACGGGGACAAATACGGGTATTTTTACGAATCGAAAGCCGGTGACAGAAAGTATTCGGCGAACAGCTTCAGCGATTGGTTAGCGCCGTTCTTCAGCGCGGGCGTATTCAACGGGGAACTTCAGGTCACGGCAAACGACGACATGACTGTCACACTTTCGGCCGGTCATGCGTGGGTTCCGTCGGCAGCAGATACAACGAAACGCCTGATTCACTTTGCAACAAGTCAGACGTTTACGCTTGAAACGGCTTCAGGAACGCTTGACAGGATAGACACGATCGTCATTCGCCGCGACGATACAAACAGGCAGCTTACGGCGGAATATGTCACGGGCGGATATGCACAAAATCCCGTTGCAACAACGCCGACACGTTCCGGGGCCGTTTATGAACTTGTCGTCGCACAAATATATGTCGCTGCCGGTTCCGTGTCGGTTACACAGGAAAATATAACCGACACGCGGGCGGATTCTTCACTTTGCGGTTGGGTCGCTTCGACAGTGAAGGAAATTGATTTTTCACAGTTCACGGAACAATTCAATTCCTTTTTTCAGTCATATCAGGCAAGGATCACAAAGCAGTTTTCGGCATACCTGAACACGATCGCCGAACTGGAAAACAAAGGGAACGTCAGTTATCAGGAATACTTGACGATTCTTCAGAATTACGAATCATCACAGGAAAAAGAATTCAGTGATTGGTTCGAAGGGATAAAGAATAAGCTTTCCGACGATATAGCAGGAAACCTTCAGAATCAGATCGACGCGATAAACAAAAATATCGGAAATGCGATTCAGGATCTTTCAACGAAGCTTTCATTCAGCAATAAGTCAAAGAGTACGGGAGAAATCGGAATCGTAATAAAGAATACGACAACAGGAACCGAAACAACGACGAAATACACAGAAGGCGGGAAAGTATATTTGACAGAACCGGGAGAATATACAGTTTCGGCGTCAAGCGACGATTTCACGGTTATCCCGAAGACATTCACGCTTGACTACACAAAGACTACTGAAACGTTAGACTTCACGATCTACGACGCGAACGGTTACGCGTACGTGGGCGGATATGTCGGCGCTTTTGTTAGTGCAAATTAAAAACACACAGAAAGGAAGAAGGACATGAAAGGATTTCCAAAGACATTGAAAACGCGTCAGGACATTTTGAATTGCAAAGCAATGGTCGACGCGGGCGTCTTCAAGGCGTCAGATCTTCAGAAGGCAATGAACAAACTTGAAGCGACGAATTATATCGTTCTTCAGGTCAACGGCCTTTCAGAGGACAGGAAGACCGTCACAACGAACTATTGTGCAGAAGCGGCAGCAGGCGGAACGGCGGTCGCCGGAAACGTGAAAGCTTCGATCAAGTCAGTAACGCACAACGAAGAAACAAACGAAGAAACAGGACAGACAAACAACGTTTCTTCAGATATTGTTCTTTCAAAAGCGATTGCGGCATCTTCCGAAACACTGAAGGTTCTGAAGGCGACAACGTGTTTTGACCGCCTGAACATGACAGAAGAAGAATTTGATTCAATCCTTGCGGATTTGGAAGCTTAAAGAAAGGGGAAGAAAATGTCAAAGTTTTTCGTTTATGATGAATCAATGACAAACACGAAGGCGAAGATCACGACGGCGAAGCTTGCGGCAATGTCGGACATTATCGCTTCGGAAAAGAAGTTCCTGAATGCGGGCGACGCTTCAACGCCGAACGCTCTGACACTTGACGCCGACGTTCTGATCGCCGTCGGGAATTCGGTATTCAGGACAGCAGAAACAGAACTGACGGTTTCAAATCTGGACACAGGAACAGGCTTCACGGTTGGATCCGATTATTATGTTTATTGTTGTGATCCTTCGTCCGGTTCAGATACGTCGGACGTAGACGAAGAATATAAAATATCCTTGAATTCGACATATCCGGACGGATACACGGCGGAAAATTCAAGGAAGATCGGCGGTTTTCATTATGGAATCGTTCGCGTAACGGACGACACGGGAAAAGCGGTCGGAACAGATTCGAAAGAATACGGCACGGCGTGGACGTCAAACGTTTACACCGGCATTCTTCCGGCTTCTGTATGGACTGTACTTCACAGGCCAAAATGCGAAGATCCTTCCGGCATGGTTTACGTGTCCGGCGGTTTATGGGCTGACATTTACCTTGATTCAGACGACGGAAACGACGGTTTAGCGTCCGTTTATAACGCGACGCCGATCACGGGAACAGAATCGTTGAACTGGTATATAGCAGTTGAAAAAGCCCGTCGCGTCGGAAAGCGTCTTCCGTCTTATGCTGATTTTATTCAGTATGCGTATGGATCGCCTGAAGGAACAGATTCAGGAAATACGAACGCATGGTCAGCAACAGGAAACACGGCGCGTCAGGTAACGGGCTACGTCAAGAACGCCGTTTCTGCCGTTGGCTGCCGCGATTGCGTCGGTAATGTTTGGGAATGGCTTGACGAACTTTGCCTTGATCCTACGGCTACGGCGTGGAATTGGCAGGACGTGTTAGGATCCGGATTCGGTGACGCTTATATTCCTTCACAAACAGCGCTTCACGCGCTGCTTGCGGGCGGCGCTTGGAACGACGGGATTCACGCCGGCGCCCGCGCGGTCGCTGCGAACTTTTACCCGTGGTACGTGAGCGCGGACATCGGCGTCCGGTGCGTCTGTGACTCGCGTTAATCCGGATCAGCGGCGCGCGGGAGCGCGGCCGCATGGGGTCAGGAATGGAAGAAGAGAAGAAAGAATATAAAGCGAAGTATGAAGCGCCGGATTTCCTGAAGGATACCGGCGCGGATTACGCGCACACAAAAGCACATCAGGCCGCGTACGATTTCAGTATATACATTCATAACAAGATGAAATCGCTTCCGAAGTATGAGAAATTCACGCTTCAGAAGGAAATCAGGGAAACGATTGACGTTATCCTTGACGAAATTGAACTGTATGAAGTAACGAAATCAGTATCGCATTTATACACGGCCGACAGAATGAAAAGGCGGTTAATGCGAAAAATAAGAACGTGTCACGATCTGAAATATTCGGCAATGAATACAGACGTGACATTCTATTGCGCGAAGCAGATCGCGATCATTGGTTCACTTGTCGGCGGCCTGATAGAGAAAGAAAAGAAGAAACGGGGTTCCTGAAAGTTATGATTATACATTAACAGGAAAAACGTTTGATTCTATAAGGGCGGCTGTTAATTCGAATTTTGCAACGGACGGCAGGCTTCACGCGCTGATTGCGGGCGGCAATTTGAACAACGGGATTCACGACGGCGCCCGCGCGGTCAATGCGAACAATTACCCGTGGAACGTGAACACGAACATCGGCGTCCGGTGCGTCTGTGACTATGGACATTTTAGAACGTTGCGGATCCGTCCGCGCGTCAAGGATTCATATATTTACCATGAGTCAGACGGCCGTAAAGCGATCCAGAAACGGATCGTCCTGATCGGGTGAAAATCCCGACGAAGTTCAAAAAGCACCGGCCGAAAAGTAACGAAAGGGAAATTCGCGAAATGCGGAACGGGCAAACATGAAAACAGAAAAGCATTTACTGCCGTCGATCTGCACGAATGAGAATGCAGAAGAAGCATATCGACAGGCGCGCGAGTGCAAAAGATACCGGCCGGAAGTAATGCGGTTCGAACAGAACCGGGAAGAATATCTTCTTTCAGCGATCGAAGACATTCAAACATTAAATTACAATCCGGGCCGGTATTTTATATTCAAAGTATGGGAACCGAAAGAACGCGTGATCATGGCGCTGCCGTTTTACGACAGAGTGATTCAGCACATGATCGTCAATATAATCGAACCGACGTTTGAACGACGCTTTATTTATCAATCTTACGCTTGCAGGAAAGAAAAGGGCGTTCATAAAGCTTCGGACACACTTTCACGTCGTTTATATGAATTATGCGTCGTTCAGGGAAAGAACATTCACGCGATATCGGGCGACATTCACAATTATTTCGGATCCGTGGATCATAACGCCCTGAAAACAGAAATTCGGCGTTACATATCAGACAAAGAAGTTCTGATTCTGATTGACAGGATAATCGACGAAAACGGGATTTATCCGGAAGGCGTCGGGATCCCGGTCGGGAACCTGACTTCACAGCTATTCGCAAATGTTTACCTGAATATATTCGATCAGTACGTGAAACACGTATTGAAGGAACCGGATTATTTTCGATATATGGATAATTTCATAATATTGAAAGAAGAAAATCCTTCGTATCTTTATAACGAACTGGAAACGGCCGGGACGTTCCTGAATACAAATCTGAAGCTTGAACTGAATCCAAAGTCGACGGTTGTTTCAGCAAAGAACGGAATTGATTTCGTCGGATATCGGCATTTTCCGGGATTTACAATCATGCGGAAATCGTCAACGCGCCGCCTGACAAAGCTGATTCATGCGTTTGAATCGGGCGAAGTAGATGAAGAACTGTTTGACAGATCCGTCGAAAGCAGGATCGGACACATGAAACACGCGGACACGGCAGGAATGATTGAAGAATACAGAAGGAAAGTAAAACAGGCAAAAGAATCCCGAACACTGCCGATTATAACGGAAACAGCATAAACACATGGATCCAGACGTTCAGGAAGCCGCGGCGAAGTTTGTCACTTCGTCACGGTTTCTTTCTATATGATGATAAAAAAGAAAGGGGTTTGAAAAGGTGGATTCGTGGGAAATCGCTCTGACAATCGCCGGATCAATATTCGGATCAACGGGATTGTGGACGTTAATCAACAACATATACCAAAACAAGCGCGAAAAGAAGTCAGCGGAACGTTCCGCCCTTTTGGGGCTGCTTCACGATAAAGTTTATCACTTATGCGGGGAGTATATCGAACGCGGGTATGTTTATCGAAGTCAATACGACAATTTAAGTTATATATACGATCCGTATATAGCATTAGGCGGGAACGGAACCGGGAAACGTCTGAAAGCAGAGGTCGACAAACTGCCGATCAAAGAAGATCCGGATCCGGTCAAAAGGGAGAGTGAAGAAGATGAAGCGAAGGCGAAAGAAGCGCCCTGAAATGTCAAAGATTCTTCTGATCGTGTCAGATATTCTTGCGGTAGGGACGACGATATTCACATTTATCGCCGTCTTTTTGATTTCAGACACGTCGCCGCTGATTTATCTGATTCCGGGCGTGTTCGGCCTTGCGTCTGTCGCCCATGGCTTCTACTTCTGGAAAGCGAAGAACGAAAACCTTCATAAATACGGGCAGGACAGCAAAATCAGGGCGGACAGCAGCGGGGCAGGATTCCAGATCGAAGATATTGACGTCGAAGAAGATCCTTCCGGTTCGGATGATTCCAGGGCCGTTGGATGATAAAAACACGAAGGCATAGCAAAGAAAGGGGCAGAAATGGATCAATTAACATTTCAGGTTATCGAATTACTTGTTTGTTTCGCCGCGGCGGTTATCGTCGCGCTGATCGCGAAAGGGCTGATTCCGGCATTAAAGAACACAATGACGGAAGATCAGTTCAAAACGGTCAAAGAATGGGTTCAGACATTTGTTTTCATGGCTGAACAGGTATTCAAGAACACTTCCGGCGCCGATAAAAAACAGATCGTAACGAAGCGCGTCAAACAGATCCTTGAACAGAAGGATATTTCAATGACAGAACAGCAGATTTCAGATCTGATTGAAGCTGCCGTCAAGGGCATGAAGATAGCAGAAGGAAAAACAAAGACAGAAATAAACGTCACTAACGTGAACAGCAGTGAAGGGACGGAAGGAAATGACGCAGATCAGTAATTGCGGACACGACGAACGCGGGAAGTATTCAGGCGGAACGCCGGGAGATCAGGGCGGCGAATACACGATCCGGAATTGGTATAGCAGGCCGTGGAAATGCGTCCTTCGTTATCCAAAAAAAGCCGTCGCGGATGAAATCGCCGACGTTTCCAGAAAAGCCGCGCTGAATCAGAATATCGGATATTGTCAGGCGCACAGGCGGACATATTACGAAGCATTAAAGATCGCGCCGAATTGGGATCCGTCGAAGGTGACGAAAGCCGTCGAAGGCGATTGTTCGTCAACGACAACGGCGAACGTTATCGCCGCAGGGCATAGGACAGGGGAAACAGCACTTCAGCGCCTGAATCCTGATATATACACCGGGAATATGCGGGCGGCATTCAAAGAAGTGGGATTTGAAGTTCTGGCAGGGACGAAATACACGGATTCTTCAGATTATCTTCTTCCGGGCGACATTTTACTGAATGATCAGCATCATGTCGCCGTAAACGTGACGGCAGGCACAAAATCAGCAGCGGAAGCGTCGGGATCTCAATCATCCGGATCCGGATCTTCCGCGTCTGCCGCCGATAATGCTTCGACAATATGGTCATATCTGAAGAAAAAAGGCTTTTCAGACATTGCAGCGGCCGGAATTTTCGGCAATCTTTACGCCGAAAGCGCCCTGAATCCGAAGAACCTTCAGAACAGTTTTGAAAAGAAATTAGGCATGACAGACGCGTCGTATACGGCAGCGGTCGACAATGGTTCATATTCTAATTTTGACAGGGACGGCGCGGGTTATGGCCTTGCACAATGGACATACTGGACGCGGAAACAGCAGCTTAAGGAGCTTGCAGCGAAGAAGAAAGCTTCGATCGGGGATCTGGATGTTCAACTTGAATATCTTTATACAGAACTTACGGTCAATTATGCGGGCGTATCGGCCGCCCTGAAGGTCGCGAAGACGGTTCGGGAAGCATCTGACGTATTTCTGAAGCAGTTTGAACGTCCGGCGGATCAGTCAGAAGCCGCTCAGAAGAAGCGGGCAGCATACGGGCAGGCGTATTTCGACAAGTTCGGCGGGAAGACAGAAACAGGCGTTCCATCGTACAAGGTCGGGACAGTCTACGAAACGACGGTAAACCTGAACGTCAGGACAGGACAAGGAACGGGGTACCGGAAGAAGAACCAAAACGAATTGACGGCAGACGGGCAGAAACACGCGATAAACGGCGTCCTTCAGAAAGGAACGCGGGTTTCGTGCCTTGAAGTCGCGACGGAAGGATCGAACACATGGATCCGGACGCCTTCGGGGTGGTTAGCCGCCTATTATGACGGCGACATTTATATCAAATAAAGAAGAAAGGGGGATCCGGATCCGGTCAAGGGCGGGTCAAGTAACACATTCACAAATACCTTCTTTATGGTCAAGGAATAGGGATATATCACACGGAACAGGGGACGTCGAAAGAAAATCGGCGTCCTTTTGTTAATGGAATAGAAAGAATATTGTGTTATATTAGTAAAGCGAAAACGAATGAAAGGAATTAAAACCATGTCAGATCAATATAATTTCAGCAGGCCGGAAATCGAAAAGATGATTGAACAGCAGGATATTACAAAGGATCCGCCGACTGAAGAACCGTTCAGGCAGTATTATTTTATTAAGAAAATGCGGGACTACGTAAAAAGAATGTCCGCTGAATTAGGCCGCCCGCTTACCGCGTGTACGAAAACATTCGGTTG